TAGAAGCGATCAATATGGAATTTATACAAGGTATATATTTGATGGGTGCACATTTGAAAATTGTACATTTAGAAGATGTAATTTTTTAGGGAGTTGTAATGGTACTGGTATATTAATTAAAAATTGTAAATTTGAAAAAGCTCAAAAAAATGGCAGTATTAGTGATAGTACTTTTGGTGTATTTCAAGCAGACTCTATGTGCATAATGGGTTGTAATTTTGAAGATCTTGGTAGAACATTCTGGATAGAACCATATGGACCTATTTCAAATAATATCTACATTAGATGTACCGATTCAAGAAAATCAAGCCAACACACAGCAGGAGAAGGAGCAACAATAGATGCTCCAAATGAAGGTGGTTTTCAATGGGCTGGCGCAAATGGGTTTAACAATACTGACCGAGTAGATAAACATTTAGTAACTGGAAATATTTTTATATTTAATGAAAGTTCATATTCATCTGGTGCAAATCTTCTTCTAAGTTCTTATAATGCTATAGCAAAATTAAACTTAAGTGCATTTACAACACATTTTAATGATCCTGGGTGTTATTTAAAACCTCCTCCAAGTTCAAATGGAAATTCCTATAATGTATACATGCATAATTATTCATATGGGACTGTCTTAAAAATTACTGATTTGGAGAATACATCAATACATAATAGATTTTTAAATTGTGTTTATCAAGGAGCTCCCGGTGGAGCAAATAGTTTCGGAAGTTTTATGCATGTAGCAAATACAATTTATGGCAATCCGCCATTGTTTAAAGTTACATCTAACGCCAAAAGTAATTTAGTAAACAATTGTTCTATAGTCGATTATTTGGATAAAATACAATATCCAAGACCTTCGTGGTATCCATTAAATGATTCTGGTAATTCTGGTATTTATGGTGACCAAACACCTACAAATAATGGGTTTATATATGCAAATTCAACCACAGGAGAAATGCATAAAAATCTTTCAGACAGTCAAATACAACAAAAACTAGATAATAATGAAAATATAATTAATAATTTAACTAAAATAGGATTGAGACACATATAAAATGCCAAACAGTTATGTAGATTTAAGTTTTCAATTGGGATTAAGAAAAATGGCTGGCTTGCGAGGTGTCGCGCCAGCCATTAGGTGGTTTGATTCTTCTATAGGCGAAGAAGTATATGTAGTTGAAAAAAACAAACAAATACATTTATCGGGTTGTGAAATGACACCATTGGAAGCAGATTGTATTAAGATACAATATAAATCAAATGCTCTGGGTTCATATAACACTGTTAAAAATTATTATCCACAAACATCATATACAGTCACAGATACTACAGATGGTGGGGATATACTATATACAAAAATAGTTGGATCACCAACTATGCCAAGAAACAGATATGATTATGAAACCAGTTATTTTACATATAAAAATGGTACAACAACCGTTGCACAAGAATTTGATACGCAACAAGGAATCAATGGATCAAATCTATTAAGAAATACTTATGCATCTCAAGACCCAATTGGTATTAACAATTATAATTTCTCTAGATCTATTACATTTAGAGAAACTGGTTATTTTGAAATTACACTAGATGAAGCACAATCTGCTTTATATAAAATTACAAATACAAATTCAATTTTAACAAATCCAGATAATCAATCTGATTATAATCTATACAAAACAACAACTAGAGGACCTTGGACACCTGTAGATCATTCGATATATCCAAATGGTTCATTGTTTAAAAGAAGAATTGTTATCAGATGTGTTGAAAATTTTGATGTATTGAATTCAACAATTATACCTGTAAATACAGATAATATAACATCTTCATTATTAGAAAGTGCTTATACACCAAATACTTCAAGAACTATTAATCGAGTAGGTTTAACAATTCAAGGAACAAATTATACAGGTTCCACCAATAAATATTTTATAGAAACAAATTCTTTGTCATCACAAACAATGGGAACTGATGATAAAAATATAACAATAAGTTCCGGATCTGCTTATAAAATATTAAGAAATAAAATTTTTAACAATACAATATTTAATGGTTCTGGTGATTTTGTTAAAGTGGAGGTTATTGCTGGAGTTACCACTACTGTTGATATGCGTAATTCTACTTTTATAAATTGTAAATTTAGGGGTATAACATTTGGCACAAAAAATTTTAAACAATTAATGCTGGATGGGAGTAGATTTTTTAATTGCGAGTTTATAAATTGTAAATTTTATATTAGACCACAAAATATTATATTTAATAATTGTTATTTTAATAATCACGGAGATCTTTCTGGTTTATTTTTCTTTAATGGGTCTGATGGAAATGTGTTTATAGATTGTAGAATGAAAAATATAACCCAACCATTTTATTTTGATAATTCAAATAGTAAAAACAATATTAATAATTTGATTTATAAAGTTTATTGCTACAATAGTATCAATATTTCAAATAAATGTTCATTTATTAAAGTAATAGGCAATACTGCTGGCACTATTGGAGTATTTACTGGTAATGTAGTAATATTAAATTATATTTCCCGTTCAATTGGTGATGTTATCAATATTGAATCTTCTGCAAGTCTTAATCTTTTTGCAATGAATTATTTTGAATCAAGTGGATCTGTTAAACTCGGAAAATAAATTTACTATAATAAATAATTTAAAGGTATATTATGGAAGATAAAAAAAGTATTGACAATAAATTAGAAGATGCTTTTAATTTGCCCAAATCTGTTGGTGAAATAGTAGAGCAAGAACCAGTTATTCTTACATCAATAAATAAAAACGATGTAGCATCTGAAGATTTTCAAGCAGTTCGGTCAAATCTTTATGATATTATTGAAAAGGGAAATAAAGCAATTGAAGGAATTCTTCATGTTGCTTCCGAGGGAGATTCCCCAAGAGCATATGAAGTTGTATCTCAACTTATCAAAAGTGTAGCAGATGCAAACAAAGATCTTCTTCAATTACACAAACAATTAAAAGAAATTAGACAAGATACTCCTGCTTCTACACAATCTGCACAAAACATTACAAATCAATCTATATTTGTAGGAAGCACAAATGAATTGCAGAAACTGCTAAGAGGTAAGATGCAGGAGATAAAGCAAATAGAATCTAATCCATGATTGGTGATAAGAACTCATATCTCGGTAATCCAAATCTCAAGAAGACAAATGTTCCTGTCAACTTTACTCAAGATCAAGTTGAGGAATATTTAAAGTGTTCTGAAGATCCTGTTTATTTCATGAAAAATTATATTAAGATTGTCAATCTTGATAAGGGATTGATGACCTTCTCGATGTATCCATTTCAAGAAAAACTAGTAAATCTTATTCGTGACAATAGATTCGTTATTGCAAAGATGCCTCGTCAGTGTGGTAAGTCAACTACCATCATTGCAGATATTCTACACCATGCACTGTTTAATCCAAATCAAACCATAGCAATTCTTGCAAATAAAGAAAAACTTGCAAAGGGTCATATGGATCGTTTAAAGACTGCTTATGAAAACCTACCAAAATGGCTGCAGCAGGGTGTTAAAGAATGGAATAAGCATTCTATCGAATTGGAAAATGGATCAAAAGTCATTTCGTCCGCAACATCTGCATCTGCTATCCGTGGTGGATCTTTTAATTATATTCTGTTGGATGAGTTCGCCCATGTCCCTGAAAATATAGCAAACGATTTCTATAGTTCAGTATATCCAACAATCACATCCGGTAAAACTTCCAAAATGGTTGTAATTTCTACACCTAATGGATTGAATTTATATTATAAACTATGGATTGAAGCAATAGAAGGAAGAAACAGTTTCAAGCATATAGATGTTCACTGGTCAGATGTTCCCGGTCGTGATGAGGAATGGTATCAAAGAGAAATCAAAAACTTAGGTGAAGAACGATTCCGCACAGAGCACGAATGTGATTTCATTGGTAGTACCAACACTCTTATCTCTGCAGATAAACTCAGAACAATGGTTTATAAGACTCCAATCCACACTACCCCAGACGGATTGAAGGTTTATGAAAAACCAGTAGTAGATTCTAAAAATCCTGCAAATAATCACACCTACATTTTAACAGTTGATACTGCTAGAGGTACTGGAAACGATTACCATGCATTCACAGTTGTTGATATAACCAAGACACCTTATAAGATAGCAGCCACTTTTAAAAATAACGAGATGTCTCCTTTGGTATACCCAAATGCAATATACCCAATTGCCAAACAATATAATGATGCTTACATATTAGTTGAAATAAATGACATTGGTGGTCAGGTGGCTGATTTATTACATAATGAACTGGAATATGATAATTTGTTAATGTCTAGTATTCGTGGTAGAAAGGGTCAGACTCTTGATGGTGGGTTCGGAGGAAGTAGTCAAACCCAATTAGGACTCCGCACTACGAAGGCGGTAAAGCGTCTAGGATGCTCCGTGTTGAAGTCTCTGATCGAATCCAATAAACTACTCATTGCCGATTACGACATCATACAGGAACTTGTTTCCTTTATTTCAAAAAATAATTCCTTTGAAGCCGATACTGGTCATAATGACGACTTGGTTATGTGTATGGTTCTCTTTGGTTGGTTGACGACTCAAAGTTATTTTAAAGATATGACAAATATGGATATCAGAAAAACCGTGTTTGATGAAAAATTAAAACAATTAGAAGAAGAAATGACACCGTTCGGTGTAATTGATGATGGTATTCAAATGAATGGTGATGAAATAGACTCATCTGGAACCGTCTGGAGTGATGCCGAAAATAGAAATAATGATTTTTATACATAACCTTAGACCAAAATAGGCGAATAAGGAGAGAAAAATGGCATTCCAATTAAGTCCCGGTGTAGAAATTAGAGAATTTGATCTTACTTCAGTAATTCCTGCCATTGCAACCACCCCTGCAGGTTATGCTGGCTTTTTTCAATGGGGTCCAGCAGATTCTAGAGTATTAATTGAAACAGAAAAACAATTAACAGATGTTTTTGGCAAACCAAATTCAGATGCAACATATGCAGTTGATTGGTATGTTGCTTCAAACTTCTTATCATATGGTGGTGCTCTCCAAGTTGTAAGAGCTGTTGGTACTGGTGATGACAATGCAACTGACAGTTCAGATACAGATGGTATTCAAATAAAGAGCAGAGAAGATTTTGAAAAACAATTTGCAAACGCAAATACCACATATAGTGGTTATGGATTCTACTGGGCAGCAAAGTATCCTGGCGAATTGGGAAATAGTCTAAAGGTAGTAGTAATCGATGGTATTGATCCTGATACAAATGGTACAGGTGAATGGGAAACATACACAGATGTTTATGGTATCCCAGGCACATCAGATTACGCTTCAAATATCAACGCTAATGCAAAAGATGAAATTACTGTTTTGGTCATTGATGAAGACGGTAAGTGGACTGGTACAAAAGGTACAGTTCTAGAACAATTCGTCAAAATATCTAAAGCAACCGACGCTCG